TCGCCTAGTGCTCTACGCTGCAATTCTTGCATAACTGGTGTTATACCCATCAGCAGTTGTTGTTGTTGGTTAAAGCTAGGGTTTAAGACGCTACGCGATAAGGCTTCTGCGACATTCTGGTCAATGCCTTGGATGCGTGGACCGAGCTGGCGGTAGAGGTTAGTCATACCACCAAGCACATTACCACCAGCCATTTGAGCACCAGCACCGATCAAGTCTGTGGGTGATGGTCCTGCCATCTCAGCAATGTCTTGCTGGATCGGTGCAGTTGGTGAGCCACCTTCAATGCGAGACCTAGTGATAGCCATCTGGCGCTCACGCTCTAAGTTCTTGACGAATGCCTCGTACTCGCCTTGCGAGTTAAAGACGGTGCGCATACGGTCACGCATCTCACGACTATTGATGAATCTGCCAGCAATGTCGCCAGTCTCTTTCATGCCGTAGATTTCATCACGCAAAGACTGAACTGCACCTAGTCGATACATCTGGCGCTCACCGTCGTCAGATAACTTAGCCAGCTCGCGGTTGATCTCTGCTGGTGACTTCTTCAAGAACTTATTAGAGCCAGCCTCTAGAGCGTCCTTCAATAACGACTCACTAGCGAATGTCTTGACAGCCTCACCGTAGACAGGCACGCCAGTCTGCTTGTCTGTAATGGCATTGAGTAACTCAACACGCAGTTGGTTTAAGTCGTTGGCGCGAGTCGTCTTGCCAGCCCTCTTAGCCTCGTTTGCTGCATCTCCAACATACTTGTAAGCCTTATCCAGCATTAGCATACTGTTTGGCGGTAGATCAGCGTATTGCGGTAATCCGCGAGCGCTTTCAATAGCTATCTTGATGTCGCGTGACTTAGCCAGCAACTCGTCAATCTTTGGAGAGTAGACCTCACCAGCAGCAAAGGCTTGACGATACAAAGGTCCAGCCAACTCTGCACGATTCTTAATGATCTCGTCAGCAACCTCACTAATATCACGCGCACCGACTGCCGTGAAGTCTGTAATGTCCTTGGTGATTCTTGGACCAGCGCCTACGGCACGCTCTACAAGCATCTGACGCACATCTGTCTGAGCACCGCTAGGTACTGCCATAGCACCGCGTGCAAGCCTACGCATAGACTCGCCAGTAATGTCTGCCAATGTTTCGTCTCTAGCGCCCAGAGTTCTAACTGTCTCAGCCTGACGCGCAGCTAACTGCTCAGGACTTGTGCCTTCGCGTACCAATGCGCGTGCTATCAACTCTTGAGCCTTAGTCTCTGCTGTTTGTGCTGGAGCGCCTGTTAAGACATTTGCAATCTTGCGTCCTACTGGTGCGAGAACGGTACTGACAGCAGGTGCTGCTGCACCCATGCCTAGACCTAATCCACCACCAAGCAAACCACCCGTAGCGCGACTAGGTAGACCGCCCTCAGCGCCACCGACACCAGACGCAACGCCTGATGCAACACCGTAACCAGCACCACGACCCATTTGAGCCAGTAGGCTTGGCGCTTGTTGTGCAGCAACCTGTGCAACCCTGCCAGCAGTAGCAGACACGGCAGGAGCTGCTGCACCACCCGTCAACATACTTGCACCAAGTGCAGCAGCCACAGGTGCTAGACCGCCACCTATCTCTGCCATTGTTGAGCGTACAGGATACTGCTCACCATACTCTTTGAGTCCAGCGCGTACACGCGAAAGCATCTGCTCGTATTGCGGACCACTAATAGCGCCAGCCCTAAAAGCAGCCTCAATCTCGTCGGCAGTATTAAATGTCAACCCTTGGAGGAATGGTCCTGCAATGGTTGAAGGGATAGGAGCACCGCCAACTTTGGTAGCAGTTTTAATTGCTTGCTCGTAGCGTGTTGGAGAAAATCCTTCAGACTTTAAATAAGCCTGTACTATTTCAGTAGATTGACCCTGACCTTGCAAAGTGCTTACATTTTGTTGAATGCGTTCAATGTTTGTCATGTCTAACTTTCATGGATTTCTAGGAGTTAATCCAAACTGCCTTGCAAAATCGTTTGCATTTGTAGGAATCGGTTGATTAGTACTGCGTTGAATGATCTGCTCTGGTGTCTGTACGCGCTTGAATGGATCGAACACAACCTGATTAGGATCGAGTTTGTAGTTCTTTGCGACATCTGTATAACGGTCTATTAAGTCCTTAGACATGACGCGCTGGGACTCAACAAGGTTTCTAGCTTGCTGTAAGAAGTCAGAGCGAATCTTCTCTCCCAAACGCTCACCACTTAAAGCCTTGTTGTACATATTGCGTACCGAATCAGGTACGCTTCCAGCGTTCTGAGCAGTAGCGAATTCACCTTCACGCACAACCGAGCCAGGATCGAGCACCTTCATAAAACCATAAACCAAAGAAATGTCACCAGCAGGTGACGGGTTCTTCGCTGCGGTTTCAATCTTCTGATAAGCCTGACCTAGTTCAACATAAGGCTTGACTTGCGTTTGGAATTCACCACGCAAGTCTTTTTCATTGGCAAATATCTTAGGTTGTGCTGGAATGATCTGTACTGCTCCACCAGCCATAGGCGCTGCTTGAGGTGCGCCAGCAGGAGCTGGAGCGCCAGAAGGACGAGGAGCGCCACCTACACCGCCACCTCCACCACCAATTTGGAAATAGCCACTCTCAGCACCGCCAACGACTTGAGGTGCAAGGGTCTTACCAAGACTTGTACCTGCTGGCACTTTGTCTTTATCCATGAATGTAATAACACCACCTCGATCAACTTGGATCAGTTCTCTTGCTGGTCCATATCCTTCAACGGTCTTAAATGTTCCATCACTCATTTGATTTACTAAGACTTGCTTACCTTCAAAGTCAGTAACCTTGATTGGCGCTCCCATTGGTTTTTCGATTGGAGCAAACTGCGCAGACACAGGAATAAATTGACCACTCTTTGTACGCTGTACATACTCGCCAGACGCACTCTTAAAAATATCGCCAGTAACTTCTTCTCTTGGCTTAATCTTTAAGGCAGTCTCCAAATACTTTGCTGCAATGTCTGGATACCCTGATCTATCAGCAATCACATATTTATTCATTGCGTCTTGATACAACATCTCTTGCTGAGACATTTGCGGAGCTGGTGCTCTGACTTGCTGACCGATTAAGTTTGCACGCGCAACGGTAGGACCAGCAGGTAGACCGCCAACAGATATTGCTTGTTCTGGAGTGATAGTCGTGACTTCACCCATAGGTTGCGCCTGTGGCTGTAATTGCTGCATTTGCAATTCTTTGCGGAATTCCTCAAGACGCTTGGCTTCCATTAGCTTCTGTCTAGTCAACAAATTCTGCACAGCACCCTGCTGTGCTTGGCTGTACCCAGCAGACCCTGCTTGCAGAGCACCACCAAGGGCTTGCCCTAAAGAGATTCTTCTGGGGCTTGGACCGCCAGCCTGTAAGAGCGCTGCTGCTGCTTGCAGCATTGCTTGGTTTTGAATACCACTTTGTTGCTCTGGCGTGAGATAGTCTTCTAGACCAGTACCGCCACCACCAAAGAGTAAACCGCCAAAGTCTTGTATTGCCATGTCTTACCCCAGTAAACCAAGGATTGCACCAATACCAGCGCCATAACCAGTACCTAGTGCTGGTATTGCCTTGCCTAATGCAGCTCCACCCAATGCACCACCCAAGGCGCTTGTGCCGTAGTTGCGATAGTTAGGTGACTCAGTAGTCATGCCGAGATTTGGTAAATTTATACCTAAACCAGCAGAAGAGATGCCTAGTTTCTCAAGTCCTAGATTACGCATAGCATCGAGTTGAGCTTGCTCAAACGCTTGTCTTGTACCGCCAAGACCTAAGACGGTCTGACCGCCTTGAAGTTGTTGCTGTCTTGCGTACTGTGCGAGCTGTGACGCATCCCTAAAACCAGCCTGTCTTAGACCTGCCGAAGCCTTTGCAGACTCACGAAGCGCTGCCTCGTTTAGCATTCCTTGCGTGATGCCTTGGCGCGATCCACCAAACGCTCTTGCAGCCGTAGCCTTACCGCGCTCTGTTAAATCTGCCATCTGCCTTTGCTTTTCAATGTCTTGCATTGTCTGCTCGACGACTTGTTGCTCGTAAGGGTTTTGGAATTGAGAAATAGTCTCACCAGTAAATGGCGTAAGCGATGTATTGACAAGCTGCTCTTCGCCAGCCTGATACATTGGATTAAATCCAGCAAATTGCTTGTACGGTAATGCAGCAGCAACATTCCTGCCTTGCTGCACATTTTGTAAATAAGCCTTCTTTAAATCAGGATCAATCGACTGAGTTTGTACCGTAGTACCGCCACCTTTACTCATAATAAACCCCTTAATTTTGTCTTTGGAATTGACTCGCTATTTATCATATCGAGCAACCCTCTTCCATACTTCTGTACTGCTGATTTCTTGATGACATACTCGCCAAGTTGAGTCTTGCGATATGCGTCGTCTGGTCCTGCTGGGTTACCGCCAAAGGTGTTTTGTCTTGTAGCCATGCCTTGTAAAAACTTTGGCACTCCAATAAAACCACCCATGTAGTCGCCACCATCACCGCCCCCAGAGCCACCTCCAGATCCACCGTCGCCTGATGAGCCAGACGATCCACCGTCGCCTGATGAACTAGAGCCACCGTCGCCTGATGAGCCATCGCTTCCGACAGCGCCACCGCCACCGCCTCCAGTTGCACCGCTATCTCCTGCTGCGCCACCACCAGTCCCGACACCAGCAGAAGCGCCTTCGCCACCTACATCGCTACCCATGCCAGTAGAGCCAGCGCCAGCAGGACCGTCAGCACCTGCTGCTGTGCTTGCCCCCGCAGCAGTAGCTGCGTCGCTTTGAGTATCTAAGCCACTTATGGCATTAACTGAATTTACACTAGTGCTTGACAAAGCATCCATTAAGCCAGCAGCGATTGCAGCAGCTATTGGAGAGATAGACTGATTAGATATGGCGTATCCAATATCACCAAGTGCAGAGCCAGTTGGTGAGTTAGACGATATGCCTGACGCGCTACTAATTCCATTGCCAAAGCCACCCCCATCGCCACCACCACCGCCATACAGACTGTTTCCACCGTTATATTGATAGTTGCCATAGGATGGGCTTAGTAACCCAAAGCCAGAATAAAGCGACGGGTCATATCCTCCAGTAACTTGATTAGAGTAACTAGGATAGGTGAATGGGGTTTGCTGTCCATACCCATACATTATTTTTTCATAAGGTGTCATTGCCACTTATAGCTCCTTGCTTAACATGAACCATTTTGGTTCATATCCTTCATCTTTTAGGAATGTCTTTTCCCATCCTTTGCGACCTGCGAGCGTAACTCTGGCGCATCCCAGTTGTTTAGCCCAAGACTCAATGACGGGTCTCATTGATTTGAGTTCATCTAGGTTTCCACCAGCCAAGAAGTAATGCAATACCTTGACCTGTGGGTAAACAATAATCTCTGTGATGACTGCCGAATTGTTGTGATTCCAGATTTGAAACCTGCCATCACTTACACCTTGGGCAACATCCTCAATCGTGTGCGTTCCTGCCGAGTATTTTAATGCCGACTCGATAGGTTCTCGCAACCTCCAAAACTCGTCAATGTCGCTCACCTCTTCCCCATCGGGACTACCTCAACTCTGTTTACACCAACTCTCCAGTCCTCTAGGACTGCACCCGTGTATCTGATCTTTACCTGTCTTGCAGCGAATCTCACATCTGTCGGTTGCGCTGCTGCATACGGTCCATAAGTCGTCTCAGTCGAAGTCGGATACATCCGAGCCTTGAAGGACACGACGACTTCGCCCAAGGTCTGCTCGTCTGGGATAACTTGCTTAACGCTCATTATGTTGTCGCCATTACCTATCTCAAAAGGACCTGACTCCACGAATGGCGAAGCCCCGTCGTATGCGTAACCGACTTCGTGCTCGAAGATGTAGCCGTCAGATGAGATCATCAAGGGATAGGTGAAGACTCCTCTGTCAGTTCCAGCAGTCCGAGCCAAAGTGCCAATCGACCAATGTCCTTCGCGGTAGTTGTAAGTGACATAAGAGTCGTTCTCATTGCTGGCGCTCGATGGATAGAACCAGATGCACTCACCGTACTTACTATTATGGACAGCGTAGACCTTAGAGGCTTGGTTGTAGTTGATGTTCTGGAAAACATAGTCGCCAACATCTGAAGGCAATGGCTTGGCATAGCCGTCATATATCCAGAACCCTGACCTTGACATCCAAATGGCTGCCGTGTCAATGGCTGCTACCGCCTGAGAGCTGATCACGCCACAACCTGATCCAACCTTCTCAAAGCTGTATATATAAGGCAAACCGATATAGCTGGCAGCATGGACATCGACATCGGTAAAGATTAAATTCACACCTCGGACGCGCTTGCCACACTTGATTGATCCGACAGAATTGATCTCAAAGTCACCTGCCTGATTGGTTGCAGCAGGTGTCCAGACTGTATTGTTTTCTTGATCACACCAAGAAACCTTGCGTGGGTTACCTGACGCACCCAAAGCAAAGACAAATCTTTCTGCTGTCGTCATCACAGC